CGCCCGTGGAGACTGCGACCGTATCCGCAGCAGGAAACCACATCCCGGTGTTCAAATCTCCCTTAGCAGCAATGGAGGGCGTACTGGCAGCACCCGCACCGAAGGAAGCAATTGTGTTGACGGTCAGCAGCGCGTCCGGTGAACTCGTCCCAACGCCGAGGTTGGTGCCGTCAAATACCAACGCACTCCCACTCGTCGCCACCTTGCTGCCGTTCAGGTACAGCACCCCGTTGGCGGTGCCGCCGGAGAGGGTGAGGTTGCTAGTGATCGTTACGTTGCTAAATGTTCCGCTTGACGCATCTTTGCTGGCAAGCAACTGCACCGTGCCCCCACCATCCTTGTAATACAGCTTGCCGTCAGTGACATTCAACGCCACCTCGCCTGAGGCAAGATTGGCGCCGCTAGGCGACGTGCCAGCAGAGGTGCTATGGTAAAGTTGGATGGGGGTGTATCCTGTTTGAGCCATATGTATATCCTTAGAAAGTTCCTCCAGAGATGCCAGACCATGTGGGAGCAGTTGATCCCGTGGATGTTAATACCTGTCCGGCGGTGCCTGCGGAGGTGAACGCAAACGCGCTCCCGGTTCCATAGGCTGCGCCCCCCGCCGTTGCGGTCGCCGTTGAGTTTGTTCCCCCGTTGGCTATCGGGAGCGTACCGGTCACACCGCTTGTAAGGGGCAACCCCGTGGCGTTGGTCAGGGTGCCTGAGGACGGTGTCCCCAGGGCGCCCCCGTTCACCACGAAGGCGCCCGCGGTTCCCGTGTTGACCCCAAGGGCGGCGGTCACCCCGGTGCCGGTTGTGATGCTCGAGGGAGCCGCCCCAACCCCGCCACCGACCACCAGGCTGCTTGCGCCAAGGACCCCGGAGCTCGCCAGGGTGGTGCCCCCGGAGAAGTACAGAACCCCACCCGAGGTGCCTGAGGACAGCCCTGTGCCCCCGAAGGACACCCCTACGGTGCCGGAGGTGATCTGGTTGCCGTTGATTGCTATCGGGGTGTTGGTGACCGTGGTCAGTTGACCTTGGGCATTGACCGCCAGCACAGGCACCTGGGAGGCCGACCCGTAGGTGGCCGCGCTGACCCCGGTGTTGGTGATAGAGAACTGGGTCCCGCTCAGGGTCAGGCCGGTGCCGGCGCTGTAGACCTGGGAGGCGGAGATTTGCGCGAAGGTGATCGAGGTGGTGCCGAAGGTAATCGTGCCGGAGGTGTTGCAGACATAGGTCTCCCCGGCGCCGGTGTTGCCCGAGGACACGAAGAATGCGTCCCCCTCCCCAAGAGCGGTGGAGCTCTTCAGGGCGTAACTGTTGGCGTCGGTGGCCCTGGTCAGGACCCAGGCAGTTGCGCCGTTACCGACCGTCGTGACCGTGTACACGCCGTTCTGGGCCGCGGCGGTCTGGTTGTAGACCAGGATTCGGTCCGCGACCGACGCAACCACCCCGTCCGGGGTGAAGGCGCCCAGGGCGCCCGCGTTGGTCAACGTGGCCCCGACCCCGGAGGCGCCGTTGTTGTAGGTGGCGTTCAGGTTTCCTGTGGTATCGGGCACCTCGTACTTGACCGGGGTGTGGTAGGTGACCCCCGAGGAGACCAGGGTATCCACATACTGCTTGGTTGCGACCTGCAACGCGCTCGAGGGGTCTTGTGTGAGCGCGATGGATGTGAGCCCCCCCAATGTCAGCGTGGTGGCACCCAACGATATGCTGGTCGTGCCGATTGTTACTGATGGGCTGGTTAGGGCCGAATTCGGGATATTGGTCAGCGTGTTGGTTGATCCGCTGATTGACTTGTTGGTCAGGGTGTCGGTCGTGGCGCGCCCAACCAAAGTGTCGGTGCTGTTGGGCAGCGTCAGGACACCGGTGTTGCTGATCTGCGCGATGATGGGCAGAGTCAGGGTCTTGTTGGTGAGGGTTTCGGTCCCGGCAAGGGTCGCCAGCGTGCCCGTGGTGGGCAAAGTGACGTTGGTAGCCCCGGTGGTGGTCAGGGTCAGCGCGTTGGCCCCGGAGGTCGTGAAGGCGCCGGCCGTGGAGATGCTCCCGGCCAAGGTTATGGTGTAGGCGCCATTGTTGACGCCCGTACCGCCGTTCGCTGGGTTTAGGGTGCCTGCGAGCGTGATCGCGCCCGTTGTGACGCCTGCTGGCGTGAATCCGGTCGTTCCAGCGCTAAAAGAGGTGACACCACCGGCCAACGAGAACTGACTCCAGGTGCCGGAGGCGTAGCCATCAAAGGTTTGGGTGTCCGAATTGAAGCGGAATTGACCGCCTGAGCCGACTGGTTGCTGTGCACTTGTCCCGACAGGGACCGTCATCGCCCCGGTGCCCGGGATCACCGGGTTGGAGGCGAGGGATATGGTGGGGTTGTCAGACCCGTTGCCGTTGGCCACGCTGACCTGGTTGGCGGTCCCGTAAATCTCGCGCCCGGAGATCGTGCTCCCCCCCACAACCGCCAGCATCCCGGTGCCACCGGTATTTGCCAAAGCAAGCGCCAGACCGCTCAGGGAGACGGTGGGGTTGCCAGACACGCCGTTGCCGTTCGAGACGGAGACGCCGGCGCCCGATGCGGTCAGGGTACGCGCCGTGACGGTGGCGCCCGCGGTCTTGGCTATCAGGCCGGTGCCAGATGACTCCAGGGAGCCGCAGGTGGCGTTCAGGGTGATCTGGAGGGTGCTTTGGGCTCCCCCGTCCACCAACCCTATCCCGGTGCCCCCTGTGAGGCTGCGTGACTGCGCAAGGGTGGGTTCCTGGTTTACGGTGATGAATGTCTGGTCCTGCGACGGGGAGGCAGAGATCGCCCCGGTCGTGGTCTTTACCGTCACACCGTCCTGAACAATTGGCACCAGCTCTGTGCCTGTTATGGCGCCGGCTGAGGGTAGCTGCGAGATTTGTACTTGGGCCATTATGGGCTCGGTGCGATGTTGTCGAGGTTGCCGGTATTCTCCGGCGTTTGCGTGTTTCCTTCTGTCGTTATGTCGTACTGGGTAGAGCCGCTGGTGACCAGCGCGTTGGGGTCAATCGCGACGCTGACATCGGGACGAGGGAAACGCAGGTTAATGCGCTCGGTCTTGCGTGCCGGCAACCGGTACGGGTCTAGTTCATCCTTGCAGCCCCTGTCGGCGCACACTCTCAAGCCCGGAAAGTTGGTGTCTGCAACCAGGCTGACGAAAGGCACCTTCATCTTGCAGCGGTCGCAGACGGCTATGGCTACCGATGCAAGACCCCTGGTGTCAAGAAATATGGGCACACTTACCTTGTGTAGACTGAAATGTTAGGGGCAAGGTAGATGGGTGACTTGTCTCTTTCTTCCTGCTCGGCCTCGAAGAGGTACTTGTCGGCCTGCTTCTCCAGGTAACCGATGCGGTCCGCGGCAACCAGGGGCAGCTCCAGGCTCATCCTGTGCGATAGCATGAAGACCAGCGCCTCGTACCAGCGCTGCGGTATCTCAATCTCGCCCGTCAGCGCCCCAACATCCATGACCTGGCGCTGATACCAGACCGTCATCTGGATGAAAGAATCGTCCGGTACTGGCCAGAGGTATAGGTTTGGATTCGGTACGTTGCGGTCAAACCAGAACTGGTAGGGCTGATTTGCCGTGAAGTTCTGGTTCGGCAGGTTGGTGTAGTCGTCGCGATTCAGGCGCGACATCTGCACCAGGAGCGCGTTGTTTCCGACATACCACTCGCGGAGCGCGAGCGTGGTGCTGGCATAGGCCCTTATGCGGTAATACTCCACCGACTGGCCGGGGTCTATGTCGGTCCATACCCACTCATTGTCTGTGATACTTATCTCGCCCAGATCAACAAGCGTGCTCCATGTGGAGCCATCGGTGCTGTACTCGTAGATGATCGACCATGTCGCCGACCCGCCACCGGCGACGTAGGGCAGAAATCCTATGGAACCCGCGTAGATGGGGTTGTCGGTGCCGTAATTGACCGATATGTTGCCGTTGGCGGCGCTCTGCTGGCAGATGGTGTCAACGTCCTCATCGTAAACATTTGCCACCACCCCTCCCGCCGAGGAGGTGTAGGAGCCCGATGGCCGGTTCAGGGTGCGGTACAGGACATTCAGCACATCAACGGTGCCCAGCGGCATCGTGTAGATGAACTGGTTGGCCTTCAGGCCAAAGACTTTTTTGTCAATGCACCAGTAATTTATGCCCTTGTTGGCGAGGTGCGACAGCAGGAAGAACAACGACTGCTTGGCCGACACCAGTTGTTCAGATGTCAGCTCCTCGGCTAGTTTTCCACACCTGCGGGCACCATGATCAATCAGCGTCTGAACGCTTACGGTGGTGGCCCCTATAGTTCCAGAGTAAGCCATGGCATTCCTTTACCATCCGGGGCATTTCCAACGCCTCAAGGATGCTTTTGCCCTTGGGGCGTCCCCTTTTGAATTTTTAACAACGCCTGACATACGAGCGCAAAAAGAGTCTTTTCTTGCCCCCCCTTGGGGCTGGGGCGGTTTCAGGTTGCTGCCAGTCTCGCGGTTGTATTTCTCTCGGCCCTTTGCGGTAAGTCCTGCGCCCTTGTTGGTTGAGAGCTTCTCCCCGCGCCCAACCGACAGGGACACCCCGCCCTCGGCTTTGGCCGTTTTGGCAGACTCTCTGAACGCCTCCGCGGTGGGGGCACCGGGTGAGCCCGGTTTGCGCATCCTTTCCCCGGAGCCTTGGGCTATCCTTCTTTTCTTGGCGGCGATGTTGGCATAAAGACCGCCACCCGATGCCTTGTGCTCAGGAAGCCTGGAGTAGGACCTCTTGCCGCTGTTGGCGGAGGTAAACTCCGAGGCCACGGAGGGGGCGATGCCTGATCTTTTGGCGAACGCAGGGTTGCTTGCGGCGGCCTTCATAAACCTGAATTGGGCCTTGCTAGTCGCCGGCATCATTCATATCCAGAGCCTGGGTTGGGCGGCAGCGTGTAGTTGACCGGTTGCACATAGTGCTTCACCATCTCAAGGATGATGGTGTAGAAGTCACCGCTCGTTTGATTCAGGGTGCTGAAAAGAACATCGCCTGTCTTGCCGGCCCCGGCATTATTGGTCAGGCCGCTCATGGCAGAGAAGTCCATGCTGTAGAAGGTGTTCTGCGGGATGCCCCAACAGAATATGTCCGTGGTGGCGTCCCAGAAAACCTCTACCTCCATGCCATTTGTTGCGGCATGAATCCTATAGATCGTAACCCCGTCACAGGCACCCCCATTGGCGGCAGGGTTGAGGGCTGATACGTCCACCTTCAGGACCTTGTTCTCGCCGGTGCCGTCTGAAATGTTGGTGAACTTCATAATCGCCATACGCTCGTTGTCTACTAGCGTCTGGGTTGCAACAGCGTCAGCCATCGTTTTCTCCAGTTAAAAGCGAGGACCTGGGTCCCCGCTTTTTTCTAACAGGCGCGACCGCCGCGCTTTTTTCTTGGTGGTGTAACCGTTACGGACTTTTCAGTTTCAGTTACGGAACCCATTCCTGGTGGTGCGTCTTGGGCGGCTATTGCTTCTTCCACGGTCATTGGCTTGCGCCGCTGTATTGGTTTTTGACCCAAAAGTCTCTGAATTATTCCTGGTCCCTTTACGGTAGTAATATCGTCCTGCCGCAACTTCATCAAATCACGATATTGCTGCGCTAATTTTCCAGATGGATCAATTGCCGCGGCCTCTGAAACATCGCGGTCAGTGACTAACTTGCCATCTTTATATTTTTTGGTGGCATTTCCGCCCGACCTGTAGCCACCACCGTTTCCGAGGGTGACCCCGCCGGTCTTGTAGCCACCGGCGTTGCCGTGCCTTACACCCTTAGTTTGACCGCCGGATTTGGCGTCGTGTTTCGAGGTGTGCATCTCGGTGTTGACGGCCCCGCCTTTCTTGAATCCACCGGCGTTACCCAGCGCAACACCGCCCGTCTTCAGGCCTTTATGGGCCTTGCTGGCGGGCTTTGATGCGTGCTCATGCAGCTTCTCTTCCATCTTAGATGAAACCGGTGCCCCGCCCTTTTTCATGGTGCCCCTGGGCATCATCGCCCTGCGGCGCGATGCCAGCGATGGCCTGCCGGGTGAGCGCACGGGTGCGTTCAGGGCCGGCCTGCCCACAAGCGCGGGGGTGCCCATCATGGCACCCATCGCGCCCCCGCCGTTGGCCATCTTCTTGTGGCCAGAGACGTTACCGTGCCTCATCTTGACCATCGACCTCACGGCGCCGCCCTTTTTGAGCTTCAGAACGACGCTGGGCTCGGTCGTTTGCATCTTGATCATTGGCTTGAACTGTCCCATGGCTTATCTCTCCTTGGCCACAAAGACGTAATCCACCGTCATGGTCTTGGCGGCGGCCTGTCCGTTCTGGATCGCTATCGTGATCGTCATATCTTCATCATCTGGCAGGTTGGTGGTCACCGAGGTGCCCCCCACCACGCCGTTGACGGAGTATTCAATCGTAGACGAGCCATCGTAGTAAAAGCCAAGCCGGACGAAGGTATCGTTGGCCATGGTCGTTATGGACGATGTCGTGGTTGCGGTGTTGTTCTTTTCGACCAGAAGGTTGACCGTGGCGGCTCCGTCTGATTTGATGAAAAACACCCCGTCCGTCACATCGAGCGGCGTCGTGTCCGTGATCTGCAGACCGATCACCAGATCAGACTCGGTTGCGTCGCTCACCTTGAGTCGGGCCTCAAAAAACAGTTTCTTGCCCGACTCAAATTTGAATGACTCGCCCTTTTTCTGCAAGGAAACGAGGTCATTGTCTGCTGCGGTGTTGGTTATCAGAAGCAGACCGCCATCGCCATCAGTCAACGCCTGGGTAGCCGATGCGTCAGTTTCAGTTACCGTCCAGTCTCCGGCCGTGTAGTAGTCGAAGTCCTCGAAGTAAGTATGAAAAAGAGTTGGCGCTGGCGTTTTCAGATCAGCAAACGGCGAATCATCTCCGACATTGGTTACCCCGTTGGGGAACCGTGTTACAAGTAGATTCGGCATTACGCTCTCCTAGGAAGTGAAGAAGGGGGGGCAAGCCCCCCCTGCCCATGTTAGACGCCAGGTGTGCCGTACATGGCACGCCAGTCGGTGAAGCCGACATCGTAACGCTCGGTTGCCTTGTAGCGCATCGAGTCAGTCTCGAAGTCACCTTCCATGGTCTTCTCTAGTTTGCGTCGCATCATCATCTTCATGCCCTCAGGCGCGTCAGTCTGGACCCACCAGGCGGTAGAGCTGGTGAGACGAGACAGCACAGCGGCACCCTCGTCGAGCAAGCCGATGGACTTGATCGGGTTGATGTCGTTGTTGGCGTTGCCGGCACGAAGAACGGACTTCAGCAGCACCTCGGCCTGGAAGACGTTGCCGGGTGCCACCACCAGTTGGCGCGGAACCAGGCGAATCTTCTTGCCGTTGTTGTCCACAGCCTGCCGGACCTGGATCAGCATCTGCTCAAGCGAGGTCTGCGAGAGGTTCGCTGCGGTGGTCAGCAGGTTTGAGGCGGTGCCGTTGACGATGGGGTGGCTTGCGCTGTTGAGTTGAACCCCGTCACCGCCCGGATAGGCGCTGTTGAAAGCCCTGTTGAGGATGTTGGCAGAGAGGGTCTCCTTGGTCTCGATCAGGGACTGAGCGAGATGCCGCGCATACACCTGGCCGATACGGATATGGTCGCCGTCCTCAACAAGCACCTTGGTCAATGCGAAGGCGAGGCCATACACATTGTAGACATAGCGCTTGAGGAACAACACTCCACCTTGCTGATAGGACACAGGGGAACCATCAGGAAGCTGGGGGGCGGCACCAAAACCGTACAGGACCGGTTCTTCGTGGTAGTTGCGGGGGATGCCTTCCTGCTCTTTGAAAACCCTTGACCATTCGTCGGTGCGCTGATCGTATACGCCATCAAAGCACTCGTTGAGAATGGGCTCGACAATCGAACGAAAGTCGGTACTCCGCATCGGAGCGGCCATGATCTATCCCCTTTAGATGGCGTTAACGGACGCCTGGAACTGCGCCTCATTAATGGTTGCGCGTACAACCGTGTACGCATCATCCCAGGCATTGTCAGGGTACGGAGCAAGATCAACGATCCGCATCTGTGCGCTGTTGCCAGCCCCAGCCAAGGTGGTTGAGAGGGTGCATTGTGACAACCCCGTGGTCGTGGAGCCCGCGGTGACGTTGCTCAGGTCGGCCTCGTCGCCAATCGAGCTCTGTGCAAGCGAACCGGTGGCCTGAATCTCGTAAACGATCAAAGGGTCGTTGTAGAAATAGGCCACGCACGAACCGGTCTGGTACGCCGTGTTGGCGGGCCAGTAGTTCGAGACCTGACGACGGCCGGTGGTGTCAGTAAACTCTACACCTGAGAAAGCGCCGGCAAATGAATCCCCGGCCGCAGCAGCCTCAATGGTGCCACCGGTCACATACTTGACCGGCTGCCCTTTCAGGATGTTAGAGGAATAACCAGAGGCGATACCGCCAGCCAGCGCTTGTGCGCGATCCAGACCGGAAGGATGAAACGCAGGGCGCAGACCGAACGGAGCACTAGTTGCAGACATAGTCTAGCTCCTTGTTTGTTTGACATCCTGCGCCTCAGAAGTTGGGGGCAGGGATCGGTTTGTCGATACTATCCAGACCATCACCCTCGATCTGACCTAGCTGCCGCCCTTTGCTGTCCCGACCGGCTACCTGCTCTGCTTGGACGCGAATCTTGTTCGCCTCCTCAAGCGGCGCCTCGTGGTGGAAATGAGCCATGACCTCCTGGTAGATTTCATTAGGAATCTTAAACAGGAGCATCTCATTGCGTGCCAAGAAACCAGTGTGTTCGCCAGCCTTTACGCGGTAGTTGTCGAATCCGGGGTGTTCCTCCGCCCTCACGGGCACATACCCCAGACGCATCCGCTTGTCGATGCTGTCGTAACTATTGGTGGTCGATAACCAGCATTGGTGCCAGCCCGGTATCTCCGGCATATCTGGCAATGCTTTCTGTGCCCACTCATCCGTCCGCATCTTGCGACGCTCATTGGAGGCGGCAAAATTGTCCTGGGGTGCCTCTCGACTTTTGTCAAGACTCGCGCGATTTTCGCGCCCACCTGCGGACAACGATTTCTTTAGACGAGAATCCATTTTTCAGCTCCTATTGCGTTCGTTGGCTGGGCGTGCCTCGCGTTGGTAGCGCTCGAGCATACTTTTGCGCTTTGCCTCGTCTTCCCACATCCCGGCGTCTTTCATCGCCCGCACCTGCTCGATTGAGAGCGTAAATCTGTTGTGGCCACCACTTGATGACGCGCTCTCTCGGCCTGATCCAACTACAGCGCTTCTGGGTCTGGAGCTCCTATTCTGTTTCTCATCAACACCTTCAGTATAGCGGTGCGGTAAATACTTTGGCAAGCGCGCCCGAAATTCGGCCCAATACTCCTCGGTTTGCGGGTTCCAGCCCTCGCTGGCGAGCCCCTTGTCAATAATGTCGGCGATCTCCGAGTCCGGGTCCCCGCCCCGCCCGTGCCTGTTCGGGGAGGGGATATACCAGGGGTTCTCTGACATCCATTCGCTTGCGTGACGCTGGATATACGGGTCTGGGCCCTGAATTGCGGGCTGTCTGTTCGGAGAGATGATGGTTTTCTTAACCGCTTCAAGGGCTTCGTGCTTGCGGCGGTGGTCAAACCACATTTCCTGGGCCGAAGCCAGCATCTCCCCGTTGTTGGAAGAGGCGGCCTCGGCAATTTTCTGTTTTGCGTAAGCAATCGCGGCTTTTTCGTCTTCTAAACCCTTGTTTATAAGGGCAATATCGCTTCCGTGCGCTTTTCTTTCCAAGATCGCGACCCGTTCCTGCAAATTATTCTTCTCGTTGGTCAAAAGGTTGATCCTGACATCCTTTTCGGCCGCCACCTGGCGGTGGTAGAGCTTGCGGGCCTTGCGTTTGTTGCGTTTTAGCTCCCGCAGGCGCTCCGCGTCCGCATCCACAGCCCCTTGGGCGACGATTTCCTGTTGCCGCTCGGCCTCGTCCTGCTCATCGGTGCCGATATCGTGCTCGCCCTGGTCGCTCTCGGGCTCGGCTTGGGGCGACGGGACGCCGGAGGGGAGCTCAACGGTCGCGGAACCATCCTTTTCTTCCCTGACCAGGATGGTTTCCTTCTCATCATTGTCCTTGTTTGCTGTGCTCATACGAATGCCCTCATTTCAAGTGGGTTGCAGGTAACTTTGGCGATGACTTCGTGGTCGTTCAGGATCATAAAGAGGGCCTTTTCCTCCTCATTTTCCACCTCGACCTCCCACCGATCTCCTCCCCACTTGGGGACGCGGATGTAGTCACCGGGTTCACACCAGGAACCCTCTGGCCAGGGCTCCATCGAGTCGCGTTTCTTGAAGGCGAGGGGACCGTTTTCGATCACCTTGGCCACCATGTTGTTCCACTTCTCGGATTGCTTGGTCTCTTCGACCAAAATGATCCCGGCGCTGGTTACCGTCTTCCTTGTGCGGCGCAATTGCACCAGAACTCTGCCACCAAGGGGCCTGGCACCGGGGTCTACGCTCGGGAATGCCCAAGCTATTTCAGCGGATTGAACCGCTACCGGCTCGTTCATCTTCATCTGGTTCCTTCAGAAGGTTGTTGAGAATCTCAAGGGCCTCTTCCAAGCCCTGTAGCTGTCCGACCAGCCTCTGATAGGACTCAAAATTGACGCAATTTCCCGCCGCCAATGAGTCGCTTATCTGGCTCTTGCGCGCTTTTACAGCGCCGATGAAGTCGGAAACGTATCTCATGCGTTGTCTTTGTGTACCCCCTTGTCCTTGGAAAAGTCACCGTGATCGCTGTTGGCATCGGGCTGGGTCGCTTGCGACTTTTCCTTCAGGGACTCGCCCGTAATCCATGCCCCTGCGGCATTCCTGTGCCGCTGGCGCACCGCCTCGGACTGCTCTTGCTTGACATCTGTTGCCATGGCTAATCTCCTAGGTTCTGTTGCGTGGTTTCATTCAGCTTGATCGCGGTCTCGAGCTGTTCCTTTTGCAGCTTTGCCTCATCCACCGTCAGCTCCGCGGTCTTCATGCGCTCCTTGGTCAGGTTGTTCTCGGCATTCATGGCGATTTTGATCTGCCGGTCCTTGTCCTTGCTGGCCTCGGAGGACTGCATCTTGGCGCTCTCGATCTGGATATCGGCCTGGTCGCGCGCCGCGCGCCGGTTGGTCTCCGCCATCGAGGCCTGAAGCACCGCCAGCGCCTCGCCGTCCATCTGTGGCTGGGGCTTGGGAAGCTGCTGCATCATCTGCATCAGGCGCTGCACCGCGGGGATCACGTCCCTGAACACCATCTCGGTGTCCATCTTGACGTGATCGGATGCAACCGACACCGCGTCATCTATCTGCTTGACGAGCTGGTTCTTCTCGTACTTATCAAAGGTCACATCCACCCCACCCTGCACATACCCGGACATCTGCGTGGTGTACCAGAGCATCATGTGTTGCTTGATGTGCTCCAACACATGGGGGATGAACTTGGGCGCAACCAGGGGGTTGGAGCCGAGGCTGGGGTCGAGCGCAAAGTTAAGGTGCGTCTGGAGGTGCGCCAGTTGGTTCTGTCGCGGGTAGGCAAACGCCGGGCGCCCAAGGGCCATGGCGCTGTTTTCTTCCGCGGCGTTCATCTCCGCGGGCTTGGAGGCGTTGGGCATGAGCTCGTTGACGTTGGGCACCTTTAGCTGCTTGAGCATCCTCACGACCACGGCGCGCTGGTCAAAGACGTTGGGGTAGCTCTGCGCCATCTGCATCACGGCCTGAGTCTGCGCGACGCGCTGGGTTTCGGAGAAGATGTGCGGGTCGCTCACGGGCACCACATCGCTGTTGCGCCGGAAGTCATCGCGCCTGACCGGCAGGTCAACGACCACGTCGCCCCTGCGCTGCTCATCGAGATACCAGCGGTTGATGCGCGCGAGTATCTTCAGGACCCGGCCCTGGGATTCGTGCAACCTGGCGTGGATGCTGGAGAAGACCACGGCCCCTTGCTCGATCAGCGCCTGCGTGGTGCCCACGGGGGTGCCGGATTTCACGTCGGCAATCTTTTCCTCCGCGGTGGTGACCACGCCCTTTGCGGCGCTGGTCAGCCAGCCCAGCAGCTCGTAGAGCACCTGAGAGGGCGGGTTGAACGGCATCGGCATCGCGATCTTGCGCACATCGTCAACCCCAGGGGCGCCCTCGACCTCGGTCACCTGGGTGACATCCACGCTCTGGCTCTGGCCGCTGATCTTGGTGCCCTTCAGCTTCAGCATCGTGGCCGAGTTGTTGATGTGGGCGGTGTCCAGCAACGCGCGCAGGGCTCCCGTGAGCGCGGCAGACAGACCACCGATCAGGTGCGGCAGGCCAATGGCGTAAGCGCCGCGCCACGGGATGAATTTGAACTCCACCATCCACTCAAGCTTGGTCAGGGTCTCGTCGTCCTCCTCCCAGTTGCGGTACAGCCCCACAACCTTGGACTCAAGGTTATCGATCATCAGGATGTAGGGGGCGCTCTCGCCCCTGCTGTAGTGGTCGTCATCCAGGGTGAGGTAGGTGTAGATGTGGTAGACCGTGCGCAACCCGTCAGAACCGTCCTGGTACTGCTTGCCCTCGATCCTTTCGCTCGCCTTTTCAGAGGCGCTCTGCTCGGGCTCGGAGCTGGCGCGCAGGTAAGAAACGTCGCGGTACAGGCCGCGCGCGATGCGTTGCTTGAACTCCCACTCGGTGATATCCTGGCGCTCGGTTGCCCGCTGCGCGGTGTAGAAGTTGGTTGCAGCAAACGGCAGCACGATGTTGTCGATGGGGACAAACTCAGCGCACGGGCGGCGCTTTTGCTCGTCGTACCAGAGCTTCAGGAACTGCGAGCCCCCCAACGGTAGCTGGGTCAGAAGCTGCTCCTGCTCGTCGCGGAACTCCTCGATCTGCTCGGTGAGCTGCCAGTTCATGTAGTCGCGCTTGCGCTCGGCGAGCTGGACCTTCTGGTCGGTAATTTCACCGAGAATCTTGGTGCGCGTCGGGCCATCGGGCGGGAACATCTCCTTCATCGCGCGGGCGGCAAAGTCCACGCACGCCTCGGCCATGATCGGATGCACCACCTTGCTTGCGCCCTGGAACTGGGCCCCCCCAGGGGCATCGTTGCCCAGCCCGGTCCTTCTCAACCCCTCCTCGTACTGCTTGTCCCGGTCCTTGCGTGCCTCCCGGTCCTTCTCAAGCAGCCCAAGGTACCGCATCGCAATCGCGCCCAGCTCCATGAAGTCATAGCTGGCGGCCATGTTGCCGTAGAAGTCCTCGTTCTCAACCGGGCCGCTCAGGTTGTCCTTCAGGGTCACCACCGCGGAGCCATCGGGGAGCTCCTCGACCTGTGCGCCCTCAACGGAAATATCAACCCCGGCGCCCTGATCGTCCAGGGAGCCCTTCAGGCCGCCAATGAACCGACCAAACTCTGGATCGTTTGGCATCTCAGGCATAAACAGCTCCCTTGCTATTGTTTAACTTTTTATGTAATATAAGAGGATGAGCGAGACCTGCCAGCCCGACCCCAAGGTGTTGTGGCCCTACGTCACGATGCCCACGCATGGGCGCTGGGAGGTGCTTTTTGTTGACACCGACAGGCCCTACCGGGTCTCGTTGTTTGAGGACGAGCTTGAGGCCAACACGGAGGCTATTCGGCTCAATCATCTGTGGTGGTTATCTCTCAAGGAGTCTCGGGAGCTACTGGAACGGGTTCGGGAAAGAGCCTTCCCTCGGCCCTCTTCAGTCGCCCA